GGCCACACGAGCGGCCTCGACGGCGCTGGTCAGGTCCGTCTGGCCGGTGGCGGCGATGACGGCAAAGGCGTCCGGGTGCTGCGCCTGGAGCGCGGCGGCAACGGCAGCCGCCGTCGCGCCTGCTGTGATAGTGAGAGGCATGTGGTTGGCTCCTACATTGTTGGGGGTTTGAGTCAGGCGCGGCGCGGGTCGGCCGCTCAGTTCGGCGATCAGCCCTTCCAGGCTGCCGAGGCGGTGCGCCATGCCCTGATTTACTGCTTTGATACCGATGAAGGTGCCGCCCCGACCGAAGTCGGCCAGAACCTTGGCGCGATCCAGCGCCATGTTTCGGCTCACCGCATCGATGAACACCGTTTCCAGGTCATCGACGATGGTTTGCACCGCCGACTGACCTTCATCACTGGTCGGATCCAGGCGCTTGTTCGGCGCGTTGCTCGACACGATTTCGATACGCTGTTCGCCCTCCACCGGCGGCAGAATGCGAAAGCCCGCCACGGTGCCCACCGATCCCAGTTCGGCCGTGGCATCAATCACCACTTCCGCACAGGCCGAGGCCATCCAGTAGGCCGCCGAACAGGCCTGACCACCGACATAAGCGACGATTTTTTTCTGCCCTCGGGCGGCGTAAATCTGCTCGGCCATTTCGTTCAGTCCGTTGACCTGGCCGCCGGGCGAGTCGATCCACAGCACCACGGCGCGCACTTTCGGGTCGGCAATCGAGGCCGCCAATGACTTGGCCAGCGCCTCGGTCGAGGTGCCGCCGCAGATGTCGTGCATCCAGCTGGCATAACGCGACACCACCCCGCGCACCTTGATCATCGCTACGCCATCGCGCAGCTCGACCGTTGGCGCCGATTGCAGCCCTTCGCCATCCTGGCTGGTCAGCGCATCCAGACGCCCGGCTTGCCATTCACGGCGGGCAATGGCCTCCATGTCGGCCAGCAAGGTGGGGGGCAGTGCCCAGGCTTGATTGGCCAGAAACTGCAAGGCCATCAGTTTTTTCATGTGTCCTCCGCTGGCAGCAAAAGGCCCCGTTGGCGGTTGCCTTCGGGGCCTTGTTAGACGTTGTCGTCGTTGTTCGGTGGCGCGCTGGGCTCCGCCGGTTTGTATTTGCGCCGCTCCTCGATCACCCGGCGGCTGTTGATCTGGTCCCAGCTCTGCCCCAGCAGGTGGCGGGTTTCGCGCTCATGCGTAGAGATGCCGATCTTCAACCGCAACTCCGACGCCTTGGCCGCTTTCACCTCGTCCAGCTCGCCAAGATTCGGCCCGTGCCACAGCGCCTGACAGTACGCCCGGCGCACCAGCGGATCCTGAAAGAAACCCGGCAAGCGCAACCGTCCACGCGCCACGGCCTCGGCGATCACCGTTTCGTAATACGGCTGACAGATGTCGACCACAAAATCGGCACGATCCACCAGGATGTAATGGGCAAACTGCAACAGCGCCGCGCGGCTGGCCGAGTAGCTGGCCGTAAAGTGCTTGATCAGCACCTCAAACGGCACGCCGATGGCCCCGCCGATCATCCGCCACAGTGCCGTCACGAAGGGGTCAAAGGCAGCGTTCGGGCGCCCCGGGTTGGCGGTCTCGATGCTTTCGCCTTCGTCCAGCTCGTAGACCAATCCATCACCCAGACGCAGGTCGCGCGCCTCATCGTCATCGTCATCGTCATCGTCAGCCGCCGCGCCAGCCATCCCGCCACCGGGCGCGTAGGCGTCACCGCCACCGTCTCGGGCCGATTTGATGAACACGGTAAACTTGGAGCTGATCACCGACGCCATCAGCTCGGCGTCCATGTAGCGTCCGGTCTGCTTGATCGTCTCGATCACCGGTGCCAGGTCCGGCACGCCCCGGGTCTGGCCGGCGCGCAAGTTGTTGTTCGAATGAATCAACACATTGCGGCGGCCTTGCGAGCCGAACAAGGGTACGCGTTGCCATTGCGCCTTGGTGCGCATAAACCGCGTGCTCGGGCTGCTTTGCAGGACATGCACCGCCGTGGCCGCGCCGTGTTCGTCCAGTTCAAAGCCGCCCGACAGGTTGTCACGGTCGGGCTTGTTCTGCGGGTTGCACACCCGGTCGGATTCCACCGACTGAAAATGGGTGGCATACAACGATCCGTCGCGCTCGAAATGCGGCAGCAGCAGGAAGGCGTCGCCATTGACCCGGGCGCTATGAAACAACTCGGCCTGCTTTTGGTAGAAGGTCTTGCGCCGCGCGGCATCCGCCTCCAAGCAGTCGGCGGCCAGGTTGAACTCGCGCAGCATCTGCGCCTGCAGCACTTCGGCCTGCTCTGAGCTCAAACCCAAAAACTCGGCATCAATGCTCGGCTCCGGACGCAGGCCGGTACCGATCACGTACACCGTCTTGGTTTTCATCGCGCCGTGGGCAATCGGATTATTGCGCTCCAGGTCACGCGAACGCGCGCGCAGTTCGACCAGCTCCGGGTTCACATCACCGTCGGCGTCCTTTTTCGAGGTGAACCAGGACTTCATCGCCGGGCGGCTTTTCGAGGCGCCGGTAAACGAATCGAGCGCGTCGATGCGCATTCGATCCTGCGTGCGCTCCAGCCCCGCCGAGGCAGAAAAGAAGCCGACCACGCGGTCGACAAGGTTGCGGCTCATATCGGGATTCCTTGGCGTGCCACCGGGCCACCGCGCAAACTGCGGCGCAGGCGATCACGCTGGGCGTACAGGGTTTTCAGATCGGCCATTTGCACCTTGCGACTGCCGGCGGCCGTGGTGACCTCGACGTTTTGCCCACCCTCCAGCACAGCCAAAATGGCCGCATCGATGGCGGCGATTTCCGCTTGTACGGCCCGTCGGTTGCTGCTCATAGCTGGCACTCACTGACTGCGCCCCGCCGGCGCTTTTTGCGCGGGCGAACCGACGGTGCCGGCTCCGGAGGGGGCTTGGTTTTTTGTTTGGCCGGTGCGCCTTCGGGCTGTTCCGGCTGCTCGGTTGTTTCGGTAGTTTCGGTAGTGCTATCGCCTGGCTCGTCGAGCATTTCATCCCCCATGCGCGGCAGACGGTGGACCTGCTCCAGATGTGCCGCCGCAGCGGCCAGCACCTCGGCGTCAAAGTAATGGTTGTCGGTGCGCAGCTTGTGCCAGAACACCCGCCCGGCCTGGGTCACGAGACGCGCCTCGGCGACCACTTGCTGGCAGTAGTCGTCGCTGGCGTCCTGGGCGATGTACCAGGCACCAGCATGCTCGACCGGCCAGACAATGCGGGCATGCACCCAGCTTTTGAAATGGTCGGTGTGCACGTGCATCAGCTTCAGCGGCTGGCGTTCGTGGCCCTTCTGGTCCACGTCGGAAAACTTGTACGGCTTGTCCTGCTGCTGTCGGCCCTTGGTCGGGATCGCCCGTCCGTAGTAACGCCGACAGAACTGATAAACCATGTGTACCGGCGCAGCCTTGCCACCGGGCTTGTAACCCGAGTCGATCAACATCCGCGCAATCGGCCGACCGTCGTAAGTGGTTTCCAGCAGCGCACTCAGGTCCTGCCACACTTGTTCCTGCTCGGTGTCGCCCCAGAGCTCGCCGTGCTCGATCAGCCAGGACGAAAAGTTGTAGCCAAAGCCACGCACGACATACACCAGGCGATCGCCTTGCACGTCGACCCCGACAACGATCAGTTGCACCCCACGCGGCACCTCGCCAAAGGCATAAGGCCGACGCAACGCGGCGACCGACTGCCAGGCCGGGGCCTCGCCCTTGACCATGTACAGCTCGCCGAACGCGGTATTGATCGCCGCCTGCATGCGCCCGGGCTCGCCCGACTGCATGGCCACCACGAACTTGCGCGCCCGTTGGCCAAAGGTCTGCCACGGCGAACACAAGCCCGACACCCAAAAGGACGCCGACGTATCCGCCTCCAGCGGCGCCAGGTAAGTGCCGAACGCCACCGTTACAGTAACGCCGCCCTGCTCAATCTGTACGCCGGCCTCGTCGTAACCGACCAGACGCTGGCACGGGGCGACGAACACGCCCCGGTCGTTCATCCATTCTTTCGATTCTTCGGCGATCATGTCCGCGCAGTGCGGGCAGAACAGTCGGGCGTCGTCCAGCGCCTGCTTGGGCGTGGCCCCGTCGGGTATGTACAGAGTGTCAAAGCGCGGGATGAAGTAGCGCCCGCACTTCGCGCCTGGGCACGGCCAGGCCCATTCGTGACGAGTGCCTTCCTGCCACAGCTTCCACACCGGTGAATGAACATCGTCGGAGGGACGCCAGCGCGTCAGGCCGTCGTCGTCGGTTTCGGTGTCCACACTGCCCACGGTCGGTGTCGACACGACCGTGACGTTGCCGTCGATAAAGTTGGAGATGCGTGCCTCGGCCAAGCTGATCGGATCGCCTTCACCGCCGACGTTGTTGCCCATGCGGTCGCGCTCATCGACGAACACGTCGCGCGAGGGGTGCGAGGCCAGTTCGGTCGCCGAGCCGGCCCAGCCAAAACCGATGCGCTGCCCGTTGATAAACTTTTCGTTGATCGTGTCTTGTTTGCCCTTGGCCAACGCCTCCAGCAGCGACGGTACCGACTTGAGCAACTTGGAAAAGCGATCCTTGCTGACTGACTCGACGTTCTTGCGCGTCGGGCCGATGTACAGCACCGGGCCAGGATCGTCGTCCATCCGCCAGCCGACCGCGTTCAACAGCACGCCGTCGGTCTTGGACATTTGCGCGCCCATGACCCCCGTTACCATCTTGAACAGCGGATCGCGGATCGCTTCCGTGACGCCCTTGACCCACGGCGCGCGGCCGCTGTTCCACGGCCCCGGCTCCGGACTGCCCGGCGGCAGCACGCGCTTTTTATCAGCCCACAGCCAGGCCGCACGCAACGGCGCCGGACGAAACACCTTGGCGGCCCGCTTAAGAATCTTCCTCAGACGGTGCGGCATGGATGTCTAACGCCTCCAGCATGTCGGCCGCGACCGACATGGCGCGAGTCAATTCATCGTCGAAAATCTGCAAGCCCGCCGCTTCGTTGCGCGCGGTAAATACCTTGGGAATAACCTTGCGTCCCACCGGGCGCAGGATCATCGCCATTTGCGTGAACGCGTTGGCCAGGGTCTGCTCGACCAGGTCGATGTCGATCAAGGTCTTTTTCTTTTCGCTCAGCTCCAGGGCGCGCAACTCGGCATCGGCTTCGCGCATTCGACGTTCGGCGCGCAGCTTGCGCAGCTCCTCTTCGTCCTTGGTGGTGACCTCCCCGTCGACCGCACGGCCGTCGCCGATCTGCCGAGCCACCTCGCACTCAATCTCCCAGGCCGTGGCCTTGGCCATGTCGATGCGCAGGGCGTCGCCCTTCTTGCCACTGCCCTCGGCGGGCATGCCATCGGCCAGCCAACGAGTGACCGTGCGCGGCGACACGCCCCGCGCCTCGGCGTACTCGGCTTTGTTCAGGATCAGCGGCATAGGTCGACCAGGGCAAAGGGGAATGTCCACGCATTTTTGACCCTACGTGTCCACCTTGCCCTTCTCACTCGGCGCACACTGACCCAGCAAACTCAAGGGGTTGAGGCCGTAAATTGTTCAAAAAGCGATCAATAAAGGTGGACAAAGGGCGCGGCTTTTCAGAAACCGAAAAATTCGCGAGCCGTGCGGGCCTGACGACCGTAGAGGGGAATTTACCCGCCAGAGGGACCCATGCCCTGCTCAGCACGCATGAGAGCCCCTGCCGAGCCTTGCTGTTGCATGCACGCAAGCACCTGCGCAGCACAGAGTTTCAGTGCGTCCTCAGCCCCTAACAGCGCGTCCTGCCACTGCTCATTGACCAGCACGGGCGGACGTGCCGGCAAGCGACAGGCCACCAGCGGGCATGGCTGCGCGTGAGGTGTACTGGGCGGGATCAGTGGTTTCGGGACGCTCGAACTGCACCCCATAGACAGCAGGCACAGCGCCACGCAGATACTCAGCCACGGCTTGGTCATGTTTCTTCAACTCCTGCAGGGCGTGACGGGTCACGTCACCGTCCTTAACGATGGTCTGCGACAGTGTGCGAAACAGTTGGTCAGCCGCTCGCCCTTCATTCAACTGGGCACGCTGCTCGGCGATCACCGCTGCCTGTTCGGCCATGCGGTCCCGTTCGCCTGCTAACTGATTGCCCGCGTGGCTGGCTGCTAACTCTGCCAGGTCAAGCGCCGAGGTCAGGCGCTCGATACGCCATGCCCCGAGTACCAGCACAATGACGCCAACAACCAGCAGTGCCCGGCTCACGCCAAGGCCCTGCGAATGCCCTCTGCCACCACGCTCGCCTCGTAAGGATTACCACCGTTTTCGTGATGGATAATCGCCGTGGCCAGACAGCTCAGTACCAGCGGTTGCTCGACATTCAGCGCCGCCACCGCAATGGCATGATTGACCAGGACACGCTCGACACTGCGCACATACGCCGCCGTGTTGTTTTCATGGCTAGGAGCCCAGCGCCCGATGATCGCTGCGACCGTCTTCAAGCCGTGCTTGCGGTAGTAAGTCAGCAAGGTACGCGCCAAGGCGCGAATGCCATTTTCCGGTGTGTCGAAACGTGCAAAGCGCTTTTCGATGGCCGGATCGTGGGGCAACTGGCCCTGCCATGGATTGGCCGGGTTGTAGTCGATGTTGCCCGGGTTGTTATTGCGAAGTCCGCGTGCGGTAGTCATTGGCCCTGCTCCTGTTCCGATCGTTTAGACGCAGGGAATTTCAAGTCCCGGCGAAGCTCTGCCAGACCTTGCGCAAGCTCACCCAAGTCTTGATCACGGCGCTTTTCGGCCCATCTGAACCATGCACGCACCAACACCCAGGCCGGTAAACCGCAGACAAAAATCACACCGCCGATGGCGATCATTCCCAGCTCGTCATTGACCCATTCACTGATCCCCTGCCAACGCACCACGAAGGCGCCGCCGCAGATGCTGGAGACGGTGGTGCTGATCATCGCCACCACAAACTCGCGCATGGTCCTGGGCAACGTCATTGACATAACAACGACAGAAGCCAACACGGCGACAAAACCAAAGGCGCCCAGCTTGTACAGCGCGATGCCGCCAGCGGCGGTCAGTGGGCCTGGCTCAGACATAGGGTTTGATCTCATGCGCGCCTCGGGGATCTCGGCGAAGGTATAAGTTCGGCGCCCAATACACTGTCATCCGCTCGGAGCAAGGAGCCAGGTACGGGAGCCGAAAACGAAAAAGCCCCGGCAAATGCCGAGGCTCTATGAACTTTAGAAAGCAAAAAGCCCAACACAGGGTTGGGCTTTGCTCGCGGAAAAACCGCAAAGTAACGTGAAAAGTATAGATTCAAATCGATGCTGTCAAGCCATATTAAAAATAGCTGACTTACCGATTACTTCGACATCTCGCAGTCTTCAAACATAGGCGTTTTGGCGATGTCACCCTTTCCAGTGCAGATCACCTTTACCATTGCACCCTTCTTCAAAGTGGCCATCACGGACATGTCAGATTTATCAAATTTGAAATGGGGGCCCATGAACTGATTAGTGCCAGCTAACACCAGGTAAGGATTTCCCATAAAGTCAGTATTGATATCGGTGATTTTCCCAGTCACCTGAACCTTTTTACCTTTGAACGAGATATCCGCAGCAACGGTGTTCTCATCATAGCTTGCAGCTACCTGGGAGGCAGTGTAAGCCTTGAGCGGTTCGACGGGAGTCGCGGCTGCAGCAGGAGCAGGGGAAGACACAGACGCTTGAGATGCTACTGAATTACTGGTGCGGCCCGTTGATGTAGATGGCGCCCCAACTACAGCGAGTACGCACAGAGCAAGCCAACCAAATCCGACGATCCGAGCAAGAAGAGAGTGTCCGTTTCTCAAAAGAAACCAGGCGAATACGATGGGAATGAACAAGATCCCAAGGCCGAGAAGGAAGCCGACATTGCGTTTAGTTGGGGCTGTCACAGTATTCATATCGCTCTCCGTGGCGATCAGTAGGTCGCGCATTTTGAACGTGCGGAAGGCAAATTGCTACCAGATCACAAGTCAACACTCGGCGACCTATCAAGCGGCCTCTCGGCGAAGATCGAGCGCGCCATCAATCCATGCGATACCTGCCTTCCAAAGGCCTTGCGTTTTCCCGTAACCAAACCCCAGTCTCTTACCAACAGTCATCAGGTCAATGTCGCGTGATTTGTAGTAAGTGATGATCACGTTGCCTGCTTCGGGGTACCGATTGCGTAGTCGGCCAACCAAGCGATCCATCATCAAGGCATCGTCATCAGTGATCATCGGATCAGCGATTGTGTTCTCACGGGATGCACAGCATGACACTCCAGACCCCAGTACAATCCATCGCCCCCAATGCTCCAGCAGATCCTCGGCGCTACGTTCGGTGAAGCTTTTTGTTCTCGTCATGAATCAATCCCCCTTGAAAGACGAGCGGCCGGCGCCGCGACTATTGTTCTGCTGGTACTGCTCAACGGTGCTGTTCGCCGCCGGAACCAGGGTTGCGAAGTGACGCTCCCGGCGCAGCAGTATCCCCAACTGCACCACCAACTCTTCTACCGGCAATGGCTCTAGCGTAACCGCGTGCACCTGGCCCGAGGCATGGCAACCAATGCAGTCGAGCTGGTGGAACACGCCTCGGATGACCCCCTTCCCTGCACACGACGGACAGTCGGTGAGCGGGATCAGGCAACGCACAAAGGCGGGTCCACGCTGCTTTTTCATCATTTTTAAACCTCGCCTATGGTTGATTCTTGAAGGGCCTCGCAGGCCTTGTAGTCCGTGGCTTTCAGCCCATTACCAGAATCTCCGGATCTAACGCCGGTCAACGCATGAATCTGCTTGAAGCCCTTCGCATCTAGATACGCGCACCACCGATCCAGCGCTTCACGCTTGCGACTCATCACGTCAGATTGGATGTACACCTTCACGTTATGACCCATGGCGTGATTGATCAGCAGCTCGCCGATCAGATGGTCAACGCCGATGTCTGCCCAACCTGTACGGGCGACCTTGCGCAGGTCATGACTGGTCCACTCGCCCTGACCCAGCCGCGTGAACACAGCGCACGCCTGCCCCTCACTGAGCGCCTTACCGTTGCGGGACGGGAACAGGAACTGACCGTCGTAACCGTTAGCCCGCTGGATATCGCGATAATCGATTAGCATTTGCCGTACCTGGTCGGTCAGCGGTAAATGGTGTTCGACGCCAGTCTTGGTGTTCACGGCCGGGATGAACCATTCTCGCTCGGCCAGGCTGATATGCGACCACTGGGACTGCCGCGTCTCACCAATGCGGGTACCGTGGCACAACATCATCAGCGCAAGCATGGCATCAGACGGCGCACTAGCCATGGCAGCACGCAGCAGGGCAATCAGGTCCTGCAACTGCGTGACGCGTAACCGTGACGGCTTCACACCCACCTTGGCCTTGGAAAAGTCGCAGAACTTGATGTCCTTCATCGGGTTGGCCGTGATCAGACCGAGCTTGAACGCCTGACGGAAGGCCAAAGCCAGCAATTGGAACGCGGAGCGCACGTAGTCAATGCCGATGGCTTCCTGCGCCGGCCACATGAACTGATCGTCCAGGGTGGCCTTGTCAATTGAGGCCAGTGGTACGCCACCTAGGAGCGGCGTTAGGTGGCACTTGATCAGCGATGCGCCGGTCTTCTTGCGCTTAATGGAAAGGCTTCGATCCCGCGCCATGCGCTCGGCGTACCACCCGATCAGCTCACCGGTCGTAACCCATTTGGAAAGGGTCGATCCTTCATCGGCGGCAACCCGCAGGCGGACAGCCGGCAGTGCTGCAACCACCTGCTTGGTGCTCAGATCAGGGAATCCACCAATGCGATGCCAGGCACGCCTGTTCAGCAGGTACCAAGAACCGCGAGCGCGGTTTTTTGCAAAACGAAAGTGCAGCGCCGGATGACTGGCATCGCGCAAATCCCGGATGTGCAGCTTCTTGGCGTTGCGCTCGATTTCGGCATCCGACAGCTTCACTGTCAGGGTTTTCACTTCACTGGACATTGGCCACCACTGGTTCTTCTAAAAGGTCTACCACCTGAAACGTGGCGGGCCACATACGTGCACCGTAGGCCTTGGCCATATTGCACTCAGCGAACAGTGCTACGGCGTGATCGGGGTAGCCGCCAAGATCCATACGGAACGAGCAGCAGAACACCGCGAAGCGGTAGGTGGCCGGATCGGGAACAGCAAGTCGCGTAGAGCCCATCAGAAAGATTCCTTTTGGCGGTAACGGCTGGCCAGGCTGGTGACTTTTTCCGGTTGCTCAACCGGTTCTGGTTTCCACCCGGCCGCGAGGTTTTCAAAGCGGTTGTACTGCCCAAGGAACGCCGTGCGGACCGTGCCCATCTCGATATCACGGCCCTTGCCGATGATGATTTCGGCAATGCCCTTGGCGTCGGTGTTTTCGTGATAGACCTCGTCGCGGTACACGAACAAGATCACGTCGGCGTCCTGCTCGATGGCGCCTGATTCCCTCAAGTCCGAGGGGATGGGCCGCTTGTTGGGACGTTCTTCGCATTTGCGCGAGAGCTGGCTCAGCAGGACGACGGGAATACCCAGCTCCTTGGCGAGTAGCTTGCAACCACGACTGATGCTGCTGACCTCTTCGGTGCGGTTGCCGCCCTCGCCTTCCAGCAGCTGCAAGTAGTCGATCATCAGCAGGTCGAGGCCATACCGCAGTTTGTGGCGGCGAGCCAATGAGCGAATACGCCCAATCGATGAGCCGGCGCGGTCGGCGATGTACAGCGGGGCGCGACGCAGCACGCGGGCCGCTGCCGCGAGTTCTGTGCCGTGGCTCTGGCACGCCGTGCCGTTCTTCACCATGGTGAGCGGAATACGCCCCTCGGACGCCACGGCCCGGTCCAGCAGTTGGCCCTTGTTCATCTCCAGGCTGATGACCAGTGAGGACTTGCTTTGGCGCACGGCCGCATCGATCACAAAGCCCATCGCCAGCGTGGTTTTGCCCATCGCGGGGCGCCCGGCGACGATGTACAAGTGGTCGGGTTGCAGGCCACCGATTTTCTCGTCTAGGTCTTTCAGGCCGGTCGACAGGCCGATCAGTGTTTCGCCGCGAGCATGACGGTCATGGCGCTCCTGCCACACCTCCAACTGATCGACCAACACATCGCCGACTTTGACGATATCGTCATCGCCCGATCCGCAGTCAATGGCCATGGCGGCGGCCTGGACAGCGGCGATTTTCGTCTGCACATCCTGATCGCTGTGCGCGATGTCCATGGCCTGGCCACCCAGATCGAACAGAGCGCGTTCAATGGCTCGCTCTCGCACGATGCCGGCGTAAGTCTTGGCGTTGGCGACGCTGGGTGTGCCGTTGACGATTTCGGCGCAGTAAGCAAACGCCGGGGTGCCATCCAGCAAGACGCCCACGTGGTCGCCCACCGTGAGGAAGTCGACCGCTTTGCCGGCCGAGCGGACCGCCAGAATCCCACGGTACACTTCGGCGTTTTCTGCGAAATAGAACGACTCGGCGGATAGGTCATCGCTCAGGGAGTCGATCAGTTCCGGGCGCTGCATCATTGCACCCAGCAGGCCGTGTTCGGCCTCGATGTTGTAGGGGTCACGCATGGTAATTACCCTCAACGACCTTGACGAAATTGCTCGGTGCGATCAGCCAATCGAAGTTGCAGCGGAACGGACTGCCACCCGCAGCGGACACCTCCCCCATCAGGAACTTGCTCGAGCGCACCAGGGCGAAGTACTCGGCCCAGAACTGGAGATCCTGATGTACTTCGCTCTCGTTCCAGCGGGCACCAATCTTGGCGATCCGATCCTTGGTCAACATCACCACTCGAGGAAACTCTGGAATCGTCTTGTTGAACAAATCGACGATGGCCTGAGTCGGGCATTTCGCTTTCGAAATCTTCGACGGTTGCTCGTCGCCGACAAGAGGTGATGGTTCACTTGATGGTTCTATTACGGTTCTGGGTGCGGCTGCTGCGGGGGTTTGTGTCGTGAGCTGCGGGGGTGGTGGTGCATCTGCTGCGGGGTGCAGCTCTTGCGGGGGTGCGTAGGCTGCTGGGGTTAAGGTGTAAATCGTCGAGCGCCCCATCCGCTCACGAACGGACAACAGCCCGACTTGCCCCAGCCACTTGATGGCGGTCTGAACCGTCCTTTCTGAAAGACAGGTACGTTCCGATATACGAGCTACGGACGGCCAGCAAACACCCTCATCGTTGGCGTTGTCCGCCAACGAGATCAGCACAGCCTTTTGTGGCCCGCTCATGCCTTGTAGGGGCCAGCACTGGCTCATGATTATGGTGCTCACGCTGCTACCTCGATCTTAAAAGCCGCCCACAACCCAGCCACCCACTGCACGCCTTTCGACGTGAAGCGGGCTTGATTGAAGGCATGTCCATTGGCGACGCTGGTACCGGTCTTAACTTCAAAGCGCCCGGTTTCCTGGTGCTGGCTGTAGGGAGTCAATACACCGCCCAAGTAGTACATGACGCCTTTGTCTAGCAGCATCTGACGGAACTGGCGCTCGTTGGCATTCAGTAACTTCGCGACCTGACGAAAGCCCATTGAGCCTCCCGCTTCGACGTACTGATCTACGAATGCCACTTTGGGGGCCGCGATGGCCAGAGCCTGACTGGCGGCCTGTTGAAGCTCGAACTGTTCTGCCCACGCGCGGGCGGCGGCTGCGGGATTGGAGAAGTCGGGCAGCGTGGCGATGACGCGCGGCCCTTCCGCGGCATTGAGTCGGGCGACCACGGAGCGCCGAACTGCTTTCGACTCACGCATTGAAACCAGCATGCACTGGTCCTTCGTGAGCCTGAGGCCTTCCGAGGCCGGACCACGTGCGTTTTTAACTACGAAAGTTTCGTAATATTCGCCCTCAAGCTCGTCCTTGCAGCGAGCAGTGAAGTCAGCGCGACGAACTTCGCTTTCACCGAACTCAGCTCGGGCGGAGTTGACCAGGTCAAGAAGGTCGAAGCTGCTCATAGTGGTACGCGACACATTTTCAGCATCATCAAAACGTGTCGCGACATGAGGGGTATTGCTGGGGGTGATCTGGTTGTGCATAATCATCTCCACAAAGTTTTACCGTTGTTGAAAAAACCGACCTCGACCGTCGGTTTTTTTATGTCCGCGTTTTGCTGACACGACGAGAGGCTGAACCTCACTGGTACGCTGCAGAGTTCTTACGCAAAGCAGTAACCAGGAGATCCAGATGGAAAGAATTGGAATTAGCGCTAGAAGCATGCTGTGGTTCAACAACGCGGCCCAGTACATGGAATACATGGCCATATTCGAGGATGCGCATTTGATGTCCCCGACTTACGCCCACTGGAAGAAGCGTGCGACTGATGCTTTTGAAAGCCTGCGCCGCAGCGGCATTACCGTCGTAAAAGTTCAAGCAAGCGCTCACGAGTTCAAGGCCTGGTGTTCCTCCCACGCCATAGGGCTCAACGCCGAGGGACGTACGGAATTCGCAACGTTCAAGGCAGCTCAGCAGATCCACCAAAGCCACTCCAGAAATAAAAATCCGTGATTCATCGCAACGCACATAGGCCGGAGTCGTCGTCGGAAAAGTAATCCCTTGCCTCCGGCTTGCTTGAGCTGTATCCCGCATATTTCTTCACCTTTTACTGTTGCGTTGCAAAAAGGAGCCGGTCTAGACACCGGCTTTTTTATGTCTGCGATCTGGGTACTGGATGGATCAACAGCTAATTCGGTGCACTTCCCCAAAGCCCCGCTAACTTCGATACTGGTGCCACTGGAGCAGTGCTACACGGCTGGGTGAGTTGCTCGGCTATGCGTGGGCGATCATTTGTTCAGCGGGTTAAGTCATCGACTTTTGAGTCGTTTCGAGAAGCAGGGCTTCAATTGCCTTCCCTGTCTCGTACCGAACTCCAGCGCCCTTGCTCGCTCGATGGATCGTCGGCTGGGTTGTCCCAGTCCGAACAGCTACGGCTTTTTGGGATAAGCCATGCGCGAACAGACTGTTCAGCATTTCTTGTACGGTCACTTGATGCCTCCAACTCGGCAGCGTATTAAGCAAATGATACGCCTACGTATTGATGGAGGCAATACACTCCCGCAATACGTTTTTCTATTGGTGGCAAATGCATATCGGAGATCGGATCTCTAGAGAGATGAGTGGCAAGGGGTGGAGCGAGGGGGAATTGAGCAGACGGTCTGGCGTGACACAGCCAACTGTTCATCGCATAATTTCTGGCGAATCAAAGAGCCCTAAGCGAGACAATGTAGAGCGCATCGCGAGAGCGCTCCGCGTCCCAGCAGAGTGGTTATGGGTCGGAGGTGTGCGCCCAGATTTAGTAGCGGAACCCTTATCGAACGTTGAGCCTGCTCTTCAGCCAACTAGATCATTTACATACCCAGAAATAAGCTGGGTCCAGGCGGGGTCAGCCATGGAGGCGATAGAAGCGTCCAATGTCGCAAACTGTCCACGACATACATCAGATGTATGGGCTGGTGATAATGGATTCTGGTTGCGCGTAGTTGGCGCGTCTATGACTAGCTCTTCGGGAGATTCATTCCCTGAAGGATTTTTGATACTCGTAGCGCCAGACATAGAACCTCGCCACGGGCAATACGTGGTAGCCAAAATGATTGACACCAATGAAGCAACGTTTAAGCAGTTGGTGCGCGACGCGGGTGAACTATTCCTAAAACCGCTCAACAATTCATACCCAACGAAGTCTATAGATGACACCTGGGAGGTGGTCGGTACGGTAGTGGACGGGAAAATGCCGAAGTCGGTTTTTTTCTAACCGCTCGCTCGCGGAGTATCTCAGGCAATAGCAGCAAACGTTAGGCCGGTGGCATGCACAACCTGGCGCATCGTCCGTAGAGTCGGATTGCCCTTTGGAGAGAGCGCACGGTAAAGGCTTTCACGAGACAAGCCAGCCTTTTCGGCGATTTCAGCCATGCCGCCGCGAGCCTCAACGATATGGCGTAGCGCTGCCAGAAAGGCAACTTCCCCCCCCTCTTCGTCCAGTTCTTCAAATGCCACCCGCAGATACTCGACGGCAAACTCCGGGTCGGTGCGAATCATCTCGATAACGCTCTGATCGTGGCTGCGTGATCTGTTCATGGTTTTCTCCGCTGGTAATCGCCCCAGCATTCTATGGCCTTCTCGATATCGGATTGTTGCTGTCGCTTATCGCCGCCCAGCAGTAACAGGATCAGTTGCTTGCCCGCCTGCGCGTAATAGACCCGGTAGCCCGGGCCATAATCCACGCGCAACTCCCAAACGCCATCGCTGATCGGTTTGCAGTCGCCAAAAGCGCCAATCGCCATACGGTTGATGCGCATGGTGATCCTTGCCTTGGCGGTTCTGTCTTTGAGCCGATCCATCCATTCCTGGTAAAGATCTTTTCCTGCTTCATTCAGATAGTGTGCAATTTCATTCATGAAGCCAATTGTAGCTTTTAAGCTACTAAAAAGCAAAGCCTAGCCCCGCACGCCTGGCGCCTCGATCCGGCCATGGCCCGCAGATGCGCTGCCACGGACAAAGAGTACAAATGTTCTCCCCTCCCCGCTTGTCATTTAACGACGAATAAAATACTGTATATTAATACAGCAACCGAGAGCAGTATCATGGCAAAGGCAAAGGCAAAGAAAGAACCCACCCCTCCGACCTCATTCGATCTGATGGCCATGCGCGTGCAGAAGATCATCAACTCGACCGGGGCGCAAACCTCGAAGCGGGCCGTTATCTACAAAGCGCTGGACGAGCTACAAGAAGATTGGGAGCGACTGCTTGAAGCTATCGACGAAGCAGACAACGTAACCATCGCGCATCAAGACGATGGTGGCGTGCAGATATTCTGGGTTGTACCAAAGGAAAATTGATCAGGTCGAATGAATGGAGCCCGCCAATGAGCGGGCTTTTTTGTGAACGCATTAAAAATAATACGCCAACGCATTGACTGGATTGATACGTTAACGTATTGTTCGTCCATCGCAGCGACACACAGCCACTGCGAAGGGCCTCAAGAGACCCGCTGCTCTTTAACAGTCAGCGCAACAAACAACAGACCGCATTGCCTCTACCGGCGACCGGCGAGCAGACAGGCCCGAAAGCCTGCCAACGACAGGACAAACCTGGACGGCTGCTCGATGGTGAAACGCCAGAACCGAGAGAACGACCCGGCAAGCAATGCGCCCCGCCATCCCGGCGGTAATGGGACGGAACATTTTCACTGAAGCGCCTGAGCGATCGGGCGCTTTGGGAAAACAACCGGATATCACACCAATGGATCAAACAATCACAAGCGGTTCATGGAAGGGCCATCTCGGTCGAGGCCTTGCACCGCGAGAGCTTCAGTTCCTGCTCTGGGTAGCCCTTGGATTTACCGCGAAGGAAATTCGCCGGCCACCGTAGCGAAACGCCTCACCAACGCCATGTTCAAGCTCGGCGTCACGCGGCGTACCGCCCTGGTGGCGGAGGCCATGCGTCGACAGATCATCTCGCCAGCGTGCTTTGTCCTAGCCACGCTGATGACCATGAACGCCGTGAGCAACATCCAGTCAAGCGAGCCCGCCCGCCGCGACCGCCGACCACCTTCGGTTCGGATAGCCCAGATCCGAATCACGCGCCGATCCGAAACGCTCGAAGCCGCGTAACTCAACCCGCGAGAAAAATCATGATCGATCTTGGACAGAAAGCGGAAGACAAGACCACCAATTTTTACGGCGTGATCGTTGCTCGCGCTGAACATCTTCATGGACCTGACCAGTACCTCCTCCAGCCGCCCTGCTCGCCTGGCTCGAATGTGATCCTGAAAGCTGAATGGTTCGATGAGACGAGAGTTCGGATTCTCAAAGACCGTACTCGCGGGTAACGCTTAAACGACGGCAAAGCATCACTTCTGCCCATTCACTGAGTGGGCAGCGGGATGGCGAAGGCCTACGGAAATGGGCGAACTACACGTATGAACCCCATATAAAAGTAATGGTGACGTGGAAGTCCGGTGCAACCCCGGGCCCGAGCTCCTGGTCCTCCCCAGCACCGATGCGGACGAACACCCGGCTGATGCCGGCCACCTGCATCAACGCAACAAAGCAGATGAACCGCCGAGCGCGTCACCTGCGTAGTGGTGGGCAAGCTGATGCCAGCCGACATTTGACATCGGCGGGCGCTTCTACCCGCCATCCGCCAGCACAAACCCCGGAGTTACAATGACTGACACGACACAAGACAGGCGTGGATTTCTATTTGGTATTAGGGTGGGCGAGAAAAACAAAACCTACACGCTGAGCGTGGATGCTGCCTCCCCGTCTTGCGCGATAACGGCTTTAAAGGCCGCACTGATGGAGCTGGAGGAGGGAGAAGGCCGCTTTGCTGAAGGCGAAAACAATGTGATGATGATTGGTAGTGTGGCTGCAACCTCCCGGCATAAATTACACCAATGACCCGCTATTCCGACACCCGCTGCCCAACCAATGTAGGGAGCGGAATCAATATCTCCCAGAGTGGCTCTTCCGCGAATTTATGAGGTGATTCCTCACTGGACCAGTAAAGGTGTGCCCGCTGATACAGTGCCAATACAGAGCAATCAGTACCTAACAGATTCATATCACCACGATGAACCGCGCTCTCGGTAATCACCTCATATATTGAGGCTGATCTTATCTCTTGTTCATTTTTCTCTTTCGCGAGTAACTCCCTAAATCGCTTCGCATCACTAAAATGTTGGCAAGCAAATAGCGACTGATAGCGGGATGGCTTTTCCGGGAAATAGCTACGGCGCACCAGCTCAAATATCAGCCCCACTAAAAGGGAGTTACTCGCTCCAGTTAAATTGTTCATTACTACTTCAGGATTGTAGAGATAATTGCAGCCGTGTTTGGACAAGCCTTCAGGGTGTATTTGGTTGAGGAAATCAGTCTTCGCTGACGTATTGGGCGTGTAATAGCTCAGAGATATTTGAGAATAAGGAGCCAGACTTCGCGCGGAATCAACAGTGTAATACTTTGCATTGTTACTCATATGCTTATCTCGTGTAGTACTGCTTGGTCGAACCTGCAGTCTACGGCAGGACCCGTCACCTGGGCAGTGGTGAGCAGCCGGGGCTGTCCGGCACCCAATCAACCAGCGCCCCGTCAGTCTGACGCTAACTGCCCGAGCACCTGGTCCTCCCCAGCACCAGGCCGCATCGGTGAGCTCTGAAGCACAACGATTGTTGGATGGTCTCTGTGCCATCGCTCCAGAGCTCACCGATGCGGACGAACACCTGGCTTATGCCGGCCACCTGCATGCAACAAACCAGAGAACGGCGAGCGCCCGCCACACGCCAACGGCGCGAATCAGAGGATGACCATCATGAAATAGACCATAACCCGAACATCACTGCATCTGTGAAAGGCCCGAACGTCCACGGGCCTTTCTTTTGCCTGCCTTTATCCGTCAGCACTCTCCCCTGCGCCCAACGGCCCGAGTGCTGACGAATACACGCAACCCCACCATAAGGAAATCGTCATGAACCAGACCATTCGCCAAAAACAAGCGGTCCTGCAGGTGTTGCGGGAACGCGTCTCGATGTCCACCTCGGAGATGTTCCAAATGATCGGACGCGAAGAGCCAGCGCGTCCACCACGCTTCAATGTCGTTCCGCTGGGCAAGAACAAGTTCGACGTTATCGAGCGCGGTACCGGGCTTTCCCGCGGCGCCCGTGACGGCCATAGCATGGCTTGCGATTACGCAAAGCAACTCGAAAAGAACGCGGACTTCTTCGAAGACGTCCGAGTGTCCGCCGGAAGTTTCGGGCGAAGCATGTTCCGCTGGACCATCGGTGCCGCCGCTTTACTGGTTGTGTTCGCTTACTTCGGTGCTGGGCATTGAGGCGAATCAACAACCAGGTGCACCAGCGCCTTCGCCAATCCCAATTCAATCTTCCACCCAGCGGCCTATTGGCCATACCGGAGAAACAGCCATGTCCACCCCTACCGATACCGCAGAGTTCATCGAAGAGCTAAACGGCGGCGCATTCGCCAGCCAAATCGGCCATGCCCTTTCCGAAGTTGCTTCGGGGGTGGTTGACCACGGCAAGGCCGGCAAGCTGGTGATCACCTTGGACTTCAGCCAGATCGGCGAGTCCAGCCAGGTGAAGATCAAGCACAAGCTGGACTACAAGGTGCCGACCAAGCGCGGTACTCGCAGCGAGAACACCAGCCTGGCTACGCCGATGCATGTCGGCTCCGGCGGAAAGATCACCCTCTTCGCCGAGAAGCACGACCAGCTTTTCAGCCGCGAACAAGCCCCAATCACTCCCCGCACCTAACCGCCCGACCATCAAGGAACTGACTAATGTCTCTGACCAAAGAAGCGATCCAGCTCATCACCGACACCGCGCTTGAAGCGAGCGGCAACGCGCTGGCCACTCAAACACCAACCATCGTGCTGCCCGAAGGCTGCCAGGTGGTCACTCTCGAAAAATGGCAGGCCGGGCGCAGCCGTTTCCGTGGGATCTACTCCACTCACTCGCTGGCCGACTTCAGCACTTACGTTTCGGATCGTGCTGTAGCGAACGCAAAGGGCTTCATCGATCAAGACGAAATGACCTGCACGCTGCTCTTCAACCTTGGCACTGACGCATTGCCAGGCCACGCCGATGATCGTGCGGTGCTGCGTTTGAAGGCCTCCGCCGGCTACAAGGCAGCTCAGGCAATCGGCGGACGTGCCATGTCCCAGAAAGATCTGAGCGACTGGATCGAAGACTGGAACCAGTTCCTGTCAGCCGCTGATGAAAACGGGCAATCGATGACTATCGCCAAGGCCATCGCGGCGGTGCGGACCATCACCATTAAGGCTGCATCCGAGTCGGACCACACTGTCGGCGAGACCAGCGCCAGCAGAAGCACACTCGACCAGATCGAGGCGCGCAGTAAAGAAACGTTGCCAGCCACTCTGCTTTTCAACGTGATCCCATACGAAGGCCTGACCGAACAGCAGATCATGCTACGCGTGTCGGTGATCACCAGCGGTGCACAACCTGTGCTGAAACTGCGCTGGGTTGGGGAAGAAGTTCAGCGAGAGGACATTGCGCAGGAATTCAAGACCGTGCTCCAGCGCAATATCGGTGAAGCCGCAACTTTGTCGCTGGGCGCTTTCGATCCGAAGTAACTGCCACAGGCCGGGAAACCGGCCTTACCTACCGTGCTGAAGGCTCAGTGAATCGGTCAATCGCCTTCCTGTAGTTGGCCAGCTCAATGATCTGCCGCAAGCAAATGACGACTTCCAGCTTCTGCTTGTCGTCTGGGATCCCTATTCGCTTGAGCATCATTTGAGCGTCTTCCTCGATTGCCGCGAGCGCATCGATATCGCTTTGCAGTCTCATGTAGGCCTCCTGCCAGGCTGAGTCGACATAAATAAATACCCCACTTCAACGAATCACGCCAGCCGGCGAGGATCCCCTATGTCCGCACAACAGAAGAAACACCCCTTCGATTTCAAAACTCAATACGGACTCGGCTTCAGCACTCAGGACGATGAGATCGTTGTCGACTTCTTCTGTGGGGGTGGCGGCGCCGGTACCGGACTGGAAATGGGCCTGGGTCGCGCGGTGAACGTCGCGAAGAACCACAGCCCTCAAGCGATCAGCATGCATACCGTCAACCACCCAGGCGCCGTGCACTACACCACTGACGTGTTCGAGGGTGATCCCGACACCGAGTGCGGCGGCAAGGCCGTGGGCTGGTTCCACATGTCGCCGGACTGCACGCATCACAGCCAGGCCGCCGGCGGCCAGCCACGCAAGCGTGAGATTCGCAACCTGTCGTGGATCGGCCTGAAGTGGGCCGGCAAGAAGAAACCCCGCGTCATCAGCCTGGAGAACGTGAAGCAGATCCTCCAGTGGGGGCCGTTGATCGCCAAGCGCTGCAAGGTGACCGGCCGAGTAATGAAGCTGGGCGGCGCTATTGCCGAGCCGGGCGAGGTCGTCCCGGTCCACCAGCAGTTCTTGGTCCCTGATCCGAAGCGGCGCGGTCAGACCTGGGCAACCTTTGTCGCCGAGCTGCAACACCTGGGATACGTCGTTGAATGGCGCGTGATCAAGGCCTGCGACTTCGGCGCGCCGACCAGTCGGGAACGCCTGTTTATGATCGCCCGCTGCGACGGCGAGCGAATTACCTGGCCGGCGCCGACCCACGCCAAGCACCCGGGAAAGGGTCAGCAAAAGTGGCGCACGGCCGCAGAGTGCATCGACTGGACCATCCCGAGCAAAAGCATTTTCGACCGGCCAAAGCCACTGGCACCGGCCACCCTGCGCAGGATCGCCAAGGGTATGAAGAAGTTCGTCATTGATGCCGCTGACCCGTTTATCGTACCTATCGCGAACTGGTCTGGTGAGAGCGTCCAGTCAGCACATGACCCGCTACGCACCGTC